ATCTTGGATAGAGGAACCTGATGTGCAACAAGAATATCATCACGGTTTCTAAGGCGATAGTCATTAAACGATGCCTCCTGAACTCCTGCTTCAATTGGTTCCATCTTAAACTCTACCTTGTTTGTATCTGTGTCTGCTGGTAGAGGGATGTAGAGTGTTCTGTGAGACTGACCCTTTAGGCTAGTCTGAAGGAACCTAAACATTTTATCTTCTGCGTCAGAGGATAGCTTTGCTCCCTTTAGGGTTACAATGTATCGTGGAACACCCTTGTTTCCAAAGTAATCAATATTGTACTGAGAGGCTAGCTGGTCTCCATGCAAAGCAGAGATTGCAGACATAATGTCTGGAACTCCGTAAAAAGTGTTTAGTGGAGAGTATTCTTTGTAGTGAATGATCTCATTTGGTCTTGGGTCAGCTGTAATTGGGTTCTGATTCTTTGCCCCGAAATTCTTAAAGTAAACAACCTTTTGACCAATAATTTGAACATAGCCATCACGCAGTCTTCTAACTCTCATGGTTGTTGACGGGATGTGTCCAAGGTAGCCAATCTCGCCAGTTACGGTTCTTCCAACCTCTAGGTATCCATTTCCAGTTGCCTGAACATCTGTGTAAAACTTCATCATTGTGTTTGAAAAAGAGTCGTCGCTGTTTAGGGTTTCAAGCCACTCACGCATCTCAACTTTGGCTCTTTCAATACGCTTACGTGCTTTTTCAACAGCAGTTTCGCTATCTGAAGATTCTAGCTGCATCATAGTTCTTTTTGAAACATGGAAGTCATAGCCCAGACCAACAATGTTTTCAACCTTTGCATCAATAGCCGCATGGTTAGCAAAGGATGTGTCGTAGTAGTTTGCTAGTTCGTATAGATTCCATGGAGGTGTAATTACATCAAACATTCCGTAACCATTGTGGAATACTGATCCAGGATTGATTTCTTTAGATCCCGCCCCATTTTGTCCAGTGCTTGTAGCTAATGCACTATCTTGGTATCCCTGCCTCATTGTGTCTACTCCAGTAAAAGCAAGGCTATCATAGGCTTTTACAATGCGGTCAGAGCGTCTTTTAAAATTTTTTTCTAGTCCAGAGAAGGTTTTTAGGTCGTCCCACTTCTTATTAAATGGATCTTGCTTTTTGAAGAGATTCTCTTCTTGCTCTTCTTCTGGCGTAAAAGCCTGAATTGGATACTGGTATTCTTCTGACATTATCCTTCATCTCCATAAAGTTCAAGTGTTTTCTTAGCAGCCATAACAGCACCAATATCGTTGAGAGACGGAATTAGACCTTGCTTCATACGGTCTATCTGCTCACTATACTCTTCATCGCTAATTCTTGCTGTTCCTGGAAAAAACACGTGAGAGCCATTTGGCTCCCCATAATAAGCAGCTGCCTGCTTTAGCTTTGCAATTTGATTCTCGTCGCCCCTATTAGCTGGAACGTTCAAGATATTGCCATTTCCATCAGTAAACCACTTGCCGTTAGCTTTTTTCCAAACATATACGCCCCAGGCGTATCCCGTTTGATCTACAAGAGTTACTTTAGCTTTACCAATTGCTTCTGCAAATTTGTCTTCCATGACCACTAGTATACCATATTATACAGCGGGAAGGATACTGCTTTGCCAAGTTATACCCTGATAGGTGTTATATTCGTAGCCATTAAATCTTAGTGGTGTTTCATCGTCAATAATTAACTTGTTTGTTCCAGTATAAACCTTATAAATATCTGATGGGTTTACACCAGTTAGAGTTGAGGTAGAAATAACCAAAACTCCATTCCAGTTATAGTCTTGATTCCAAAAATCCCAGTCATATCGATCTCCAGAGGTTACGCTAGCAAAGTCTGTTAAGAACCAGGATCTCAGCGTCTGTCTTTGAATTTCTTGCAAACTTGTTGACTGATATTGAGAAATGCTATTTACCAAAATTGAACCAGTCACTCTAAATCCACCTGCAAATGAATCGAAGTTTAGTGTGTTTGGGAAGGATATTCCTAATACGCCCCAGTCACTTAGGGTTATAACTGGCTCCCTGACAACCTTACCGTTCCAATAAAAAGCAATTCCATTTTCAAAGTTGCCAGTCTTAGCATTAAGTCCATAGATTCTAGCTCTAGTTCCAGTGTCATCGTTAGCAACAATGAAGAACTTTATGTAGTTATCCTTGCTCTCTATCTCAAAAATTTGCTCTGGGTCTGATGGAAACCTGTCCCTGCCGTATCTAAGAAAAAGCTGTAGGGCTATAACTCTATAGCTTTGGGCTAAGTTTTGATTAACTGGCATTGAGAATCCACGATTAACTAGTGCACTGTAGTCTCCAACCTTTTCTAGACCGCTATTTTTTGTCAAGTACAAGTAGGGTGTGCTTCCCTTGTAAATTCTATAAGGATTCTTGCTCTTGTAATCAAAGTACGAGCCATACTTAAGATATGGAAATACAGGAGTTCCGAACCTAGTTCCCACAGGGTTTGAGGTTCTTTCATTAAAAGCCTGAGAAGCATACTGTAGCTTTTTAACTATAAGAGGATTAGTGATAATTCCTGGAACCGTCCACTCCAAATGAGTAACAATAGAAACATCAGACAAACGAATACCTCTTGGGGGATAGATTATAGTTCCATCTACAACTTCGTATTTTGTTGTAATCCACTCTGACCCTGGAGAAACGACGTTATTTTTTGGGGCTGCAATAGACGTGAAATATGAGTTTTTTGCAGATGAGTTGTTCTTTAAATACTGAAAAGAAACATAAGATTTTAGTAGATTGCTTGAGGTATTGTAAGCGTTGCCAGTAAAGTTTTCTAAAGCTGGATAATCAATGTTAAACTGAATAAAGTCTAGGTCGTGGTATTTTTTATTAAATGAGTCTGAAACATACTGTGCAAAATAGGTTAGAGTCTGATAGTCTTCCCAGTATCCATCTATGGCAATATCCATAGAAATTGAGCTAAAGTTTATTTTTGGAATAAGTGTATAACTGGCCGTAAAGTTTAATATTGTTGCAAAGCTAATCCTGGCAATAGACTCAAAAGAATCCACTTCTCCACCAAAAAGAGTTTCATCATATACTGGATCATTTTCAAAATTGGTGTCTCCTGCATCAAAAACAGAGTCTATCGAATGATCATCAAAGTAGCTTTCTGGATTAAAATAGGTCAGAAGGCCTTTTTCGTCAAACAAGCTTGATATTTTTTCGAGGTTCCTTGAACTGCAGAAACCAACCTTATAGATTTTTCCTAAAAAGGTTTTGGTAAAGTCAGTATCTCCACCTATAAACAGCGAAAGCTTGCTCCTATTTCCAAAAAATAAAGAAGCTTGGTCTCCAAAGTATTCTGACAGTTTTTCGGTTTCAATGCCGATGCAAAATGGATCTAGTGGAAGAAACATCTCTTGAGAATACAGGATTGTTGACTCTGTTCCAAAATTAAGTTTATAAATTAGATTATTGTTTTCTATATATATCTCTAGATTATTTGAATTAGTTTTATCTTGTATCTTCAATAGTATTTGTTTGGTTGTTCCAGTTCCTACTTTTTGGAATATTCCAAAAATACCCTTAAGATCTTGCTGAAGAATGTTCATGTTTTCAAATAGCAGGTGAGCATCTTTTCCAGTAAAACTAATAAAAGGAGTTATGGGAATAGTGTTTTCATCATAAAGATCTTCATACCATTGCTGAGTTGTAAAAGTATTCTTAAACTTTATTTCTGGTAATTTATAATCTGGCACAGATAAGGCGTCATCCAATATTGTCAAGTTTTCAACCTGTCCCTGACTCCAACGACCAATGTCTGGATAGCTATAGTTACTTGTGTAATCCGCAAAAGAATAATCTATAAGAACAGATGTTCCTCCGTAAGCAGTGTTTGCATTCTCTGGAAATTCTGTTGCTTGACCATAAGCAAACCTTCTCTTTGCAACTACCGCTGGAACTAGGTATGAGTAGATGGCTACACAATCAATGTCTAGAAATGGCACACTTTCGGAAGCATAGAATCCTAGCCAGTCGTTGTCTTTCTCTACACCGCTCACAAGCTTTGTTTTTGGTGGTAATGTTAAGTCTTTTGTAGAGTAAGAAATAGAAATTACTTCTTCTCCGTTAATCAACATTGTTGCGGTGTTTTCGGAAACTTTTAGGTCTAACAGCATTGGTCTGTACCACTCTGTAATTGGATGAGCTCCAACAGAGTTTCCAATTTTTATTTTGATAAAAGGTCCATCTACATAGATTCCATCGTTAGAGTCAATCGGTCCAAAGATTCTGGTTGCTGTGGTTGCCTTAGAGTCAATTCGCATCCACATTTCTACTG